TCAACAAAGCAATAGAAGCCGGAGTTGATTCCCCTGAGTTTAAAGAGATACTAAAAATTACTGGAAGATCAGAGGATGAAATTTTAGAATTAAATAGTAAGAGACCAGGTGGTAAAGTTGCTTTTGATGTAAGATCTAAAGCCGCTGAAGAATCTTTCCCTGAAGAAAGAAAATTAACTGAAGCACAAAAAACAGAAAAACAAAAAAAGATAAAAGCAAAAAGAGGAGATAGATTATCTATAACAACTGGCAAAGCAAAAGGTCTAAAAGGATCTGATAAGTTTCCATTTCATCACATTATGAATATAGGTGGTGAAATACCTTTAACTACAAATGACGTTGCAATAGTTACCAAAGAGATGAACTCTAGACTTGCACCTTACAATACAAAATTAAATGACATTGCAGATGGGATTAGAGAAAATACTAAATTAGCTTTTGAAGCTGCCTCTTCTAAAAATGAAGCAGATAGTTTAAAATATTTAAAACGTGTTGATCAATTAAATGATAATGCAGAACAGATAGTTAAAAAAGCAGTTAAAGAATTACCAAAAGAATACAAACAATTAATTGGTTTTAATAAAGCATATCCAGTAACAAATGAGTATGGTCTTCCTATAGATGATAAACTTCGTGTTGAAAGAGTTGGAGGAGTGGATACTAAAGTTAGAGGAAAAAATTTAGCAGATCTAACAAGCGAAGAAATAACTGCCCTTAAGAAAAAAATAAGCGCTGACATAGAAGTGAACGAAAGAAGTATATTAAGTAAATTAGGTAAGGGTGCAAAAGTAGTTGGAAAGGTATTTAAACCTTTGGGATACGCACTAGGAACTGGTGCAGTTTTTACAGCAAATGCTTTAGCTGAAGAAAGAGGTATTGATTTAAAACCTATAGATTACGTTTTTGCTATGGAGTCAGGAGATGCAGAAGTTGCTCTTGACAATGCTAAAAGAAGAATAGATCCAGAGTATGCTGCAGCGCAGAGAGCAAAGGATTTAGGACGTTTATCAGACGATTTTGAAGAAGTAGGACAATCAACATTTGGAAAATACAATGACCAGATCAAAAACATCAAGCTACCCTAAGACTGATTTGTTGCCACCCAAATCTGGGCCAACACCACAGGGCTTGAATATTAATTACAATACTGTTAGAACAGTCAAATTGGAGAAAATAAATGGCAGACAAAATAGACAAGTCCTTGACGCAAGGTCCAAGAAGCAGCGTTAATATTCCGGGTCAGGAAGAAACAGATCAAGCTATTGAACAAGAAATAGTAGAAGCACAAAACACACCAGGACCAGTTGAAATAGAAGAAGGAGAAGATGGATCCGTTACAATTGACTTTGATCCTAATGCAGCTCAACCCGAAGGTGGTGACGAGCACTACGCAAACTTAGCAGAATTTTTACCAGAAGAAGTATTAGACGAGTTAGGTTCTACCTTAACTCAAAAGTATAACGATTATAACGCGTCAAGAAAAGATTGGGAACAAAGTTACACAAAAGGTTTAGACTTACTTGGTTTCAAATACGATATGCGAACAGAACCTTTTCAAGGAGCTTCAGGTGCAACTCACCCAGTTCTTGCTGAAGCAGTTACACAGTTTCAAGCATTAGCTTATAAAGAATTATTACCAGCAAACGGACCGGTTCGAACTCAAGTCGTTGGTGCACCAAGTCCAGAAAAAACACAACAAGCAGAACGTGTTAAAAATTACATGAATTACGAGCTCATGGAAAAAATGTCAGACTATGAGCCCGACTTTGACTCGCTGCTCTTTTACCTCCCTCTTGCAGGTTCAGCGTTTAAAAAAGTTTATTACGATGAACTAGAAAAAAGAGCTACGTCAAAGTTTGTTCCGGCAGATGATTTGATTGTCCCCTATTCGGCTACCTCATTGGCCGATGCGGAGGCAGTCATTCACCGGGTTAAGATGTCAAAGAATGATTTAAGAAAACAACAGGTAAATGGTTTTTATTTAGATATAGAATTAGGCACACCTGGATATCAAGAAAACGATGTTGAAAAAAAAGAAAGAGAATTAGAAGGAACTAAAAAAACACAAGATGAAGATATTTATACTTTAATTGAGTGTCACGTAAATTTAGACTTGGAAGGATTTGAAGATCAAGATCCTGAAACAGATGAGCCTTCAGGAATAAAAATTCCATACATTGTTACAATAGAATTAGCTACTAGAAAAATTTTATCTATTAGACGAAATTACGAAATTGGAGATCCGGACAAAAATAAAATAGATTACTTTGTTCACTTTAAATTTTTACCTGGACTAGGTTTCTATGGGTTCGGTCTCATCCATATGATTGGTGGTCTGTCT